AGTTGAAATCAACTCCTCTTAATGTATTTACTTTATCTAAAGAATTTTGAATGGGTGTTATATCTGTCTTTAAAGTTTGATCAGATGTATAGTATGCTATAACATTGCCCTTGCCTCTAATGTCTCCCACAGTATCTAGGTCGCCTTCATGACTAACTTTTAACTTCCAATTGAGAAAACTAGGTGTAACCGCTCCATCGTGTATAAAGAAGTTTGCTGGATTTCCCGCATTGGCCGTGCCCCCATTATTTAAAACATTATATATATCTAACTCAGAATTAAGAGTGATAGTAGGCCTATTAGCTACTGTGGTGTCATCATCCATAGAGAACGTACAATTTGTATCTTCTAATGCATTTCCATTTAAGTCAAGAAGTCCTCCAAGTTGAGGAGTAGTATCCTGTAATAAAGATGTAAATGTTTCAGACGTTAAATAACTACTTAAGTCAGGAGGAGTAAAACTAAATACACCATTACTATTATTGTATGCTAAGGCACCTGACGCGCTAGCAGCTTGAGTCTGAACACTAAATGCAGTTAACTCTATGCCTCCTCCTGCACTACTTAAGTCAGCAGGAGTAAAAGTAAATACACCAGTACTATTATTGTACGCTAAGGAGCCTCCGCTTGAAGCTGTTGCAGTAGTAACACTAAATGCAGTTAAGTCTACGCCTGCACTACCTATGTCAGCAGGAGTAAAAGTAAATACACCAGTACTATTATTGTACGCTAAGGAGCCTCCGCTTGAAGCTACTGCAGGAGCGCCAATGCTGATACTATCCAGTGCCAGTATAGGTGTATCTCCAGCTAAAGCTGTTGTACTCGTAGTTCCTAGCTGTAATAAAGCAGTATCTCCAGCTAAAGCTGTTGTACTCGTAGTTCCTAGTTGTAAGTTAGGCGTAAGATCACTTATCTGACTTTCAGTAATTGATAATGCTGCTTCATGTTGAGTAACACTGCTTTCAGTGATATTAGCATCCGGGACATCCGCCCATGTAACTGCTGCTGTTAAATCGTTTACTTCTGCAGTGCTAGCGGCGGGGGCAAAAGTAAATACACCATTAGCATCATTGTACGCTAAAGAGCCACCACCACTACCAGCTACAGTAGTAACACTTATATCGTCAAGTCTTATAAAACTACTTGCATCATGATTTTTTGTTACATTATACGTTTTTGCACGACTTTTTGTTGAATTTAAAGGATCATTTCCGTCTATAACTTCCACATCAAATTGTAGGGTAGAAGCATCATAAGCAGGATCTGATAAAGTAAAACTACGGGTTACTGTTGTCCCACCAGCAATGCCTGCAGTATCTTCGGATTCGTCTAGGTATTGAAAAGCGTCCCCCGTAACTTTAACAATAGGATTGTCATACCCAGAAGTATCAATTTCTAAAGAAAAAGCGCTACTAATTGCAGTTCCTGCAGTATTATATTCTATAACAGGGGAGCCTACTTTTTGTACCTCTACTTGATACTGTTTACTTCCTACAGGATCGGTTGTTAAAAAATTAACAGTACTAAAAGAATTAGTTAATGAGGATCTTCTAATGCTTGCAATAACTGTGTCTTCTTCAAGAAGAAAATTCAAAGAAGACTTATATATCGTCCTATCCGTAAAGCTAATATCACTTGTAGCATCAATAACAGCAAAAGTATCAGTTACTACTGCAATTACTGTCCCTATTACATAAGACCCGTCTGTATTACTAACTCGAATCTTGTTACGCACAGCTAAATCTGTAAGAAAAGTGGTATTAGTCCCCCTAATAATTGAAGATCGTGAAGCTATACTAACTGTACCTGTGAGAGGGCCGGCAAAGTTATCTTCTGGAGTACCCGCAGTGTCTATTACGTCATACCAATATGAACTTCCTAAAGAGTTATAGTACGCTATTAGTTTAAGAGACGCATTTCTTTCTGTGTCATTTTCTGCATCAGGGTCTACTAACCCGGCACTCTTGGCTAATACATAATAAGTTACATTATCTTCAATACCTGTAGAAGTTAAGTCAAGACTTGCTGTATTTGGTATTACCAGCGGCACTTCAGGAGCTGCATTAGGATTGATAATTACATCCGTACTTGAGTCAAACTTAAAAGCAACTCCATCTGCGGTCGCAAATGTTGTTTGTGTGGCTAGTCCTCCTATTCCAATACCTTCTTGAAGCCTAGATATCTGTAAACTAAATGGATCATCGACCTCGAAAGTCAAAAGAGATAAGGGAGACGAAGTACCCAAACTACTAATAGTTTGCACCCCTAGTCTATATATTCCTTCATCTATTCCTGAGAATGGATATGCCGATATACTTTTATCTACAAAAATAGGATTAGGCATTCCAGGAACAGTATGACTAATCTTATAACCAGATAAGTACTTATATTCTTCTCCATCTAAACCAAGAGGAGGAAGCCATGCTAATACAAACTCATCTTTACGAGTATTAGGATCAGATAACTGAGACACATATACAGCGTTAGGAGTAGGCACTTTTAGCGCTGCTTGTTCCATAGGAGGGTCAAACACATTTTCTTTATAAACACTATAGTTGTTTTCGATACTATCAAATTTTTCATTAAAATGTTCAAGAGCAGTAATTGAGTATTTATTTGAGGCTTCCTGTACAATTCCTAAAATTTTATACAGTTTTGGAGAATCTACAGAGTAAGAGCCTTCTCCATTCTGCCTACTTAAAGCCCAAACACTTGAAGGTATCAAAGGTACCGTAAATTCAGAGTCCAAAACCATAACAGTATACTCTCCGGGTATACCCCCAGTAGTTGCTTCATAATCAATAGCTCTTTCTTCTACAAAAGTGTGAGGGGACCATGTAATATCTATAATATCGCCAGAGTCATCTTCTATATTAATAGCAGTCTCTTCTCCTCCGTAGTATTTTAAAGGTATTAATTCTCCTCGTGTATAGTCAATGCCATCTAGAGTTGCCTCTTTTTGAGCTAAAAAAGCCCCTCCTGTACTGATTAACCCAAATAAAGCATAATTTATATCTTCTTCAAATAATATAGGTCTATCTAGTTCAACAGCAATTCTGGAAGACGACTTTACTCGACCACTACTAGAGACTTGATTTCTTGCCTGATCCTGTACTTGAACTATATCTCCAGGCCTTAAAAAAGCTGCATTAATCGAGGTTTGAAATGAGCAAATTTCAGTTTGGTACTGAGCAGTATATAGTTTATACCGCCCGTATCTTTGTGCCTGCCCCTCAGAAGTTGCTCCAAACGCACTAGAATAAGAAGAAAGTAGCTTATTAGTCTCAACAATTTCAGCCCTATTTTCTACAATTAAGGGCTCAATTATATAATCTTTTTCAGGGTTATTCCAGCCTACTACTATCTGATTAGGCCTAGCTTTAGTACCACTACTAGTATAACTGAAGGATCCCTCTATAACATTACCTGCCGTGAATGTATATATAGGATCACTAGCTTGATCTGCAACCGCAGTAACTTTACCATCTATCCAATAAACTAACCCTACGAAAACAGAAGCTATATCCTTTAGAACTTTATACGCATCTGCTGCTTTTGTAAGATATATATTTGTTTGATATCTAGGCTCTGTCCCTCCTTTACCATCTGGAACTAAGCTATCGCAGTACTTACCAATCCTATATAAAGCATATTTATCAATATCGATATCTTTTATCCAATCTCCAAGACCGTATCTATTATTAGTTACAATATCATAAAATACCCACGCAGGATTATTTGTATAAACCAATTCTGGGCGAAAAGAACCGTCCCATAACCCCGAGTACTCCGCAGATATACTACCAGTTTCTTCTCTAGTTCTATAGTTGGATGGTACTTTTACCTTCATGCCTCTTAATTCATAAGTACGTATAGGAGGGCTTGAAAACTCAGAGCTATCAAATTGTATATTAGCATAAGCACTATACGGGTAGCTTAAAGGTTCTTTGATAACCGAATTTATAGAACTAATCGCAGAGGAAGCTACCATAGTAGATTTTTTATGATTTCTATCAGATCCGTCAGGTCTTACAGACTGACCCTCCTGTCGAGTTACTCTCTCAATAATAAGTTCAAAATCACTAAAAGGTTTAAAAGGCTCCAGCCAAATTCTTTCTTCCTGTAGAAATTGCCCTTTTATTTTTGCTTTATGTCCTAGTCTGTTATTAGTGGGGCCATATATATTGACTTCCGTCTCTTCTGCACCTCTAAAAATTTTTAATTTTACATTATAGAAAGCCCCAGTTTCATGCATTTTACCGTCTTCATTGCCTTGAGTAAATAATCCGCTATAATTAAAAACAAATCTTATCTCATCTACTTGAGACGCCTGTTCATAGGTTAATCCAAACCCTGTAGGAGAAGTACCCTTATAGCGTACTGGACGCACTTGTCCAATAGTTAACCCAGAAGTATCTCCTCCTTCTGCTACAAGATCTTTATATTCTTTACTTTTTGCATCCCAATATTCTAGAGGGTTTACTGTAAAACTAGGTCCTGCGGCAAAACTTACCCCCGTAGTATTTCCAAAATTAACAACAGGCTTTTGTTCTAATGTTCCTATCCTAAACTCTGTTGAAACGCTTTTATACTTAGATCCAGCTATAACCCCATTTTGACCATTGGCATTTATAGGTATAGCTCCAGCAATCCCTAGGTCAGAATAGTTACCTGTAGGGGGAAGCCAAGGAAATGCTAAATTAAAGATGCTAGGATCGGCTGTTTCGGAGGCAATAACAAACCAATCTAATTCCAAATTAATACTATCTGCATTCTCTTCTACAAAGCTTAAAGCTTGGGGCGAGTTTGTACCGTAAACTCTAAATTTAGCAGAAGAAGTTGTTAGAATATCTAGTCTTCCTTGTAAAGATTCTCCACCTGCTGCTAGTCTAGATTTATATGTATTTCTAAAACCCGGAGTTCCGGTAAGTGCACTATAGTCCATCCAAGAACTATCAAAAGAATTATCTGCGCTAGTAAGAGGAATCTCCACAAAAGTAAGAGAGCCTTCCTTTATAACGTAGGGAGTTCCTATAGTAACTGAGTTCCTATAGACGTTAAATATATTAATAAAAATGGCTGTGCGAGCAAAAGTATCTATAGTACTGGTAGGATCATCCAAATACGGATCAATAATAATTTGATCGCTTCCTTGTATAGCTTCTAGAATTTTAGTGGATGCTTTATAAGTACCTACTACCCCCTCTACTATAGGATCTTTATTCAGTTTTATTGAAGCATTACCATTTACAAGCCCTTCAATAGGCCCTTCTGATAATAGATCCGTAATACTAACTATTTGACTTCTATCTTTCTGAAAGGTAGTAGCAATAGTGCCCGAATTTTTATCTGCTATTTTTTGGTCTCTTGAACTCATATTATTGTCCTACTATCTCTATGCTACCGTCGGCATTAATTATGGAAGTACTAAAATCTCTGCTTGTACTCTGACTTGCAGAACTATTAGTTACCGAAAAACTTATTGGCCTGCCTGGTATTTCTAATTGGCCATACAGAATGGGTACTGGGTCTCCTTCTACTATATTCTGCTCTGATCCACTAAATAGGTAAGCTGCTGGAGCCGACTTATCTGTGGCTGGGTCAGGGGCAAGTAAATCAGAGATTGCACTAACAGCTAAATTAATAGCAAGACTCATAGCTAGGGAACCAACTGTAGTGCCTAAAAACGCAATTGGGCCCAGAGGGCTAAATGCTAGTATTACTAGTAGGATTGCTCCGAAGATTTTTTTAAAATACTTTGCACCTGCAGGTACTGCTGTTATATATAAATCCTCTCCTTCAAGAGGGTTTGTTAGCTCTTGGTTTTCTTCTAATACTTTGTTTCCATCTATAATTTCGAAACCTACACCCTGCTCATGGCAGTCTATAAAGTACTTTCTCATGCTTGGAAAATTTGCTTCTAAAAGCTTTACTACCTCTTGTACTGAAGAAGACTCAGACACAATACTATCTACGTATAAGTCCTTTAGCTCCCCTTGTAAATGTATTCTACGTTTCATGTCTATATGCTCCTGTTATAAATTGAACCCAAAAAGGGTATAAGCTTTCCTTAGTAGATAATCGATCTGCTGCATGATGAAAAAACATATCACTTCCCAAGTAAATTCCACAATGGTTATTAACGTGACTTCTTACATTAAATACTAGTAGGTCATTTTTTTCTATATTTGCTATTTCTATCTTTTTTGTAAACCCATATTTTTTTAAATAACTAGCATTAAAGTAATCTATAGCTCTATCTTAATCTTCCCACCACTTCTTCTCAAAAGGTATTCTCGGAGGAATTTGTATATTTACAGAATTTAAATAGTCTCTAACGGCTTCAAAGCAGTCTGTTATTCCGTGCTCATATTCTCTGCCAAATAGAGCATTCTCGTAATATCTCGGTTGTACTATCGTTAAATCCATTGCAGGGTACCCAAATATGTAGTATGGAGTAGCTAGTGCATTACAAGCTCTTATATCTGTATCTGAAGGAGTAGAATCAGTATCTGGGTGACTATGAACTATACCTACAATACTATATTTAATAGCATACTTCATATATTGAACAGAGTCTATCTGAAACTGTTCGTCACTATGGGCATGATTAGTACAAGGTAGCCAGTGCAATACCCCCGCTCTAACTCCTAGTAACCCACAACCCTCTCTAGGATACTCGTCCCTAAAATGTTCTTCTATCTCTGTTAAATAATTAGCTAAATTTTGCACTGCCTGGGTACGCTCCAAATGGTAATTCTTTTGTAGTATCTTTCCGCGCTGATACTATTCCGGTTGTTGATATAACAGCTTGAAACCTGCTTTTACAAGAGTCTAAAGTTTTACCGCAATAATCTACTCTTTCCCAGTATCTACTTTTATTTACGGGTACTTTATCCTCAATAGCTTCGTGACCGAGAATACATCTCCATATAGCGCCGTTATGCCTCACATAGTCGTTGTTTAAGGGGTACGTGCTATCTACTTGATATGTTTCTCCGAGTTTCCAATCTTCCCACACTCGTATAATTTTCCAAAATTCAGTACTGTCTCCTGGTACATAAGTATTTGCTCCAA